GTTTCCAAGGCTCTCTTGATTTGTTCGGTAGCGTCGATCGCCCGCTCGGTTTTCTTGTCGCCGCTCATGCTTTCAATCATTTCGGCCGGCTTGTCGCCTTCCGCTGCCATTTCTTCCGCGACCTTATCGGCCGATTCGATAGACTCCGGCATTTCCATTTCTTCAACTGCGGGTTGACTTGACCCCATCTTTCCGACGACCCAAGCTAGGATCTGTCCAGGATCGCTCATGCCTTCGGGCAAACCCATTTCCATAAGCTTTTTCAACAACACTTCGTCCATTCTTTTGATCTCCAATTTGTCTGCGAGGGTTCGCCTCACGGTTGATCGCTCGTCAGCCCCGGTGGCTACGAGGCTCGCGTTAATCGGCGTCCATCGCGTAACAACGTTCGCCGGCCCATTGACAACGGTCCCCCGCGGGGTCGTGTACGATTGCCCGTTGGAAAGCTCAAGCACTTCCCGCGGGATTGCGGTAATCGAAAAGTCGGTCAAATGACCGTCTCGAAGCTTTTGCTCCGCGGCTTGCGAATCCGCATCGGCAGCGAAAAACGGCGTCCCAACAAGTTCGTCGCCAACCACCCGAAGCGATCGCAGGGAACCAAAAATGTTTCGCACGGTGCTCTGATTGTGGCTGTCGACGATCGGGATCTGCGTCTGCCCGGATCGCATTTCGATTCCGTCCATTTGCAAAACTTCCGGCACCATTGCACCACGCTTGCTATCGAAAACCATGACCGGGTTTTCGGTAGCCGTGACGACTTGCAATCCCTGACCCTCGGCCCGGACGATCATCGACCGCGACACAAGCAAGGGCGTATCCGATCGCCTTTCCATTCGCTCGGCGGCGTATAGTGCTGTCTGTTGCTGCCTTGCGGCGTACTGGCTGGCGTGGCACCCCATCACCTCGCCATCGTCTTTCACGACCGCCCACGGCTTGGAGTCGCTGCATTCTTTCGATTTCTTCACGTCATACGGCACTTGCTAGTTCCTCCGTAGGCGTGTCGATCGTTCCGTCCTTTGCGTCTTCAATTAGCGCGGCTGCGTTGGCTTCGCTGACGCCAAGCATCGAAAGCTCGGCCTTTGCCCTTGCTTCGCTGATTGCACCTGACACAAGATCGCCAAGCACGTTCGTAATTAATTTGCGCACGTTGTCTGCGTTGCGTTTGCCAATCGATTGCATTTCGCCTGACCCGGCAGCGGGGGGCTCTTGGCCGGTCTGGTTTAGTGCGACCATTTCCAACTGTTGTTCCGCCGGCGTCGAAAGCCCTAGCGACTTGCGAAGCTCTTCCTCTTTCTTTCGCTGATAGAAGACAGCCTTCCAGTTCTTACCGCGCGCCCCTAGCTCGGTGCGGTAATCGCTCATAAACGAATCAATTGAAGCCTGTGCCGTCGATTGCTCTACTGACGGGTCGACCCATTCCCAGTCCGGCATTTGCCATTCGACCGGCGAAACCATGCGTCGATTGTCAAGCAACTCAACAGCGGTCGGGAATCCTTCAACGCCTTCGGCGGCTGCGGAATTACAAAAAGCGTCCCATACTGGTTGGCATAGGTGCATTCGCAGGTAGGTCTGCCAGCAGCGAAATCGGCGACGGTCTTCTAACTGACTTGTGCGGCTGCTGCTATAGCTTGTCTTTGAGTAGTCACGGGCGACCACCTCGTAGGATAGGCCAGTGCCAACAGCGATACCGCGTAGGATCAATTCGATCCACGGTGCGGCGTTGCTGTTTGGCCTTGCGGGGTTGATCTGTTCAACCTTTTCGCCTGGAGCCAATCGGAAGATGGCACCGGGCTGGACATAGTCGAGGCTATTCCCCGCTTCGTCAACCGAGTCGCCTCCCGCCGGATCTGCCAAACCGCCAAGCGGCGTTTCGGTAGTGATCGCCGCAGCGAAGCAAGCAGCAACCGCAGAGGATTGCAATTCGTTATCGACGTAGACGCCAAGGTCGCGGATCCACTGCATCGCCGGCGCGAACCACGTTACGCCGCGGGTCTGCCCGATTCGTTCGCGTCGGAATAGATGGAGGATCTCGTTAGCCGGGATCTTTTGCGATTCGCGGATCGTAGCGTAAGGGCTATTCGGATGCTCGGGATAAATGAAGTAATTAAGCGGCTTACCAAACTCATCGACTTCGATTCCGCGAATAATCCGATTGCGGCTTGCGGTCTTTGCTAAATACTGATCGCGATCAAGTGCAATGCGGTCCGCTTCGATCAGTTCGAGGGCAAGCGGAATCGGCCTTGTGATGCCCTTGTGCGTTTTTGATGGCGTCCGAACGATTCGAATAAGCACTTCGCCAGCTTCAACCATTTCGCGAAGAGCTAACTGCTGAATTTCTTCAAAGCTCAACAGTCCGTTGAAATCGCACACTTCGGACCATTGCTGCCAAATTGCGTCGCGGGTGTCATTGATGCCTTCAAGGTCCGCACCTTCTGGCGTTTCGTAAACGCTTTGGGCCTGAATGCCACAACCGACAACCGAAGCTACAATCGTATCCACAACGCCGCGAGCGTAGGCGTTATCGCGGACCATTGCACGAGCCCAAGCCCTAGCAGCATCGGCACCGAACGGGCCTAGCATCTCTTGATCGGCAGACTGATTTTTTGGTTTTTTGTTGGCCGTTATGCGGTTCGATTCCGCACCCTGATAAGCACGCTCAAGCGTCCTTCGGGCAATAGCACGCCGCAAACCTGCTTGCGGGTTAATAACAGAAACGGCTCTGTCGATCAGGTTTGCGATCATCGGCTAACCCTCGATATTTTGCCAAGGGTTATTCCGTTGCCGCTTTCGCGTTCAAGCTGTCGCGTTAGCTTATTGCGTTGGTCCATCAACGCGGCAAGATCGAGTTTGCTTACTGACCTATTGCCGATTGAATACGACGACGCCCCGCCCGTTAGTAAGGCGCTGATCGCTGCTTCGACTTGTGCTAATAATGTTGCGGTCTGCGACATGCTTTAACGGTAAAGCATCGCTGCCGCTTTGCAATTCGATAGCCGGCCTAGTGACTATCGGGCTAGTATTCCGGGCATCGAAAGATATGGTTTGTGACCAAGTCTCTCCACAGAACCCGCATTTGCAATATCGGATCTTGCCGCGGGTAGTAACGACTTTGCTGTAGCTCGTATTGGCCGGCCTGATTGCTTGGCAAGCCGCACAGGGTCGCGGAGTGAATCGCTCCCGCGGTTCTGCGTTCGGTTGTTTTTCAATTGTTTGCAACTCTGGTTTGTCCTCTTTTTTCCTGCGGCTCATCAAACGCTCCATCGGTGAAAAGTAAAAAGATTAGTAACGCCTCTGCGGTATCCATCCTCCCGGCCGTGACCGGAAGCGTCCGTGGGGCTTGGGCTTTTGTGGTCGCGGCTGCTCTGGCTTGTCGGCGTCGATATGCTTTGGCGATACTTCCGCCTCGCTTCCGCCAATTAGCTTTAGGCTCAAAACCTCGGTTCCCGCCGATGCCATTGCCAAAGCGTCAAGCCAGTGATTGTTCGGGTTGTTTTTTAACCAAAAGGTTTTGGTTCCTTTGCCTTCCTTAAACTCTGTCACAAGTTCTTCCGCTGCGACATGTTGGCAAATGCTTATGTGTTTTTTGCTGCCTTCGGGTTGATACAAAGAAAGCGAGCCACGCCTAAGCATGTTGTTTTCGTCAAATGTCGGCGTCAAAAATCGCTCGTGAATAAATTGCTTCCAGTAGTCCGCATCGAGTTCGTATAGCCAAACTTTTGGACCTGGGAAGAATTGAGCATGAAGCCTTTCGCCGATGATCATTTGCGGCCCCGGCGTTCGTCTCGGCTTGTAGTTGCCGATGCCTTTTGTTGCGTGAAACTTTCCTCCAACCTCTCGGCAAAATGTGTAAGCGGCGTTCGTAAACGTTCCCGAATCGACAAAGCCCAAATCTATCTGCCGTCGCGTTCCGGTTGCGTCTGTGTACTCGGTTGATAACAACTCATCCCGCCACCTCAACAGCGTCTTGTATATCTCCGGCTCGCTTGCTTCGTTGTCCATCCCGCTATCGGTGTTAACTACTTCCGCACGCCCATAATCAACCACAACGCCGCCTGCAC